ACCGCAAACGTACCGGCATTAACCTCAAAGATATAATCCTGAGTTCCGCTACTTGCTATTGGCCCTGCGGCTAGTGGGGTAAAACCTAACATTTACTCTGGCTTAGTCGGCCAATCGCTATCGGCCAAATTAGGCCAATCAGAATGGCTTGGAAGGTCACGCAAAGCCTGACGGTAAGTTGTTTGATCGTCTGTTATTGTGCGATCTGTAACAGCCCACCAATCTGTTTCGGCAAGAAGATTATTTCGCTTTTCTCTAGCGTCATCTTCAGTTGTATCAACTACGGGTGCAGCGCCCAAATCTGTATAACCCTCAAACATTCCTGATGTTTCAGCGTTATCATCTACAACAATTTTGTTTCCGTCTTTTTCAAAGATTTTTGCCATGATTTTATCCAAAATAAAGGATGGTTAAAGCGCCACCACCACCTGTTACAGAAAGGCTACTTGAACCACTATTTGCGTATCCAAAGCCTGAGCCACTACCGCCGCCAACAAAGGGATTTGGTTTATTAAGGGAGCTGCCAAAGGTAAAAAAAGGTGAATAACCCCTCCATACTTCCTCACTACCATTCAAGACATCAAATCTATTAATAGTGGCAAACCCACTAGGCCACGGTTTTAACTCATAAGAGTTATTATAAAGAAAATCTGGAAGCGGGGTACGTGCTTGAGGATCGGTTGAGGTTGTATTATACCACACAGATTGGGTGCCGCCGCAAGAACCGCCAGCGCCGTTATTTGGCGTAGCACCAGTTTGCGACCTTACAACATTTGCACCTCTACCACCTGTTACGTTGTATATGTTTGCACCAGATGCAGTGCCGCCCGTTCCTCCCGCTACATTTGTATCTGTTTTTGCCGCGCCCGCCGCTGTACCACCGTTGCCGCCGTTAGCCGTAAGAGAAATGCCATTACCAGAAAGTGTGCTTGTGCCACCCGTTCCACCACTTTGAGCGCCCGATACGTTTGACCCAAGCGATATTGAATTGGTGTGACCCGCACCACATGTGAGGCTGTAGCTTTGGCTTTTAGAAAGCGTTGCTTTGTGAATACACATGCCAGCCGCACCGCCACCCGCCAAATTCCATGAGCTATTGCCACCCCCCGTGTGATCTCTGCCTACAGCGCCAGATCCTCCACCTCCTACTAAAATAAGGTAAGCATCACCGTCTAGCAAAGGTGTAAATGTTCCAGATGAGGTAATAGTCTGTGAAAAGCGTGGGCCACCGCCACCACCAGCAGCTGCTGCCTATTGTAGCCGCTGTTGTAGCAGTCTAAACTTGCAATATTCTGCAATTGCCTTGAGTTATTTACGACCGTTGTGCCGCTTATCTGAATAGCCATCGTCGCTGTCCTTTCGCTATTAGCTTTTCATGGATTGGATTTCAGCTTTCAGATCATCAATCTGAGTTTGCTGCGTTTTAATTGCCTCAACCAAGTGACCAATCAGGCCGACATAGTTGATAGATTTCATGCCAGTATCTTCGTCAGTATTCACAACGTCTGGGATGATCGGCTCCACCTGTTGCGCTATAAAGCCTTGGCCCTGAGTGCCGGTATCTTTCCAATCAAATGTAACGCCCTCAAGCTGACAAATATCAGCAAGCGCATTATCAATTGGTTTGATGTTTTTCTTTAGCCGCTCATCAGATGTGCTGTTTAGATCGCCAGAAACCAAAACATGCGGAGATGAGTTTTTAACCTCTAGCCGCTCTGATCCACCGACAACAACGCGCCACTGATCGGCAGAATGAAACTGCATGTATGTGTTGGTGTCGCCGTGATGGTAAATACGATCTTGCAAATAAATATCCTCAACATCTGTGATGTTGTTGTTATTCATATCCAATCCAGATGTTGCCGATTTTCGGAGAAAAATATCATCTAAGTTTTTAGACCCAATGCCTGTGACATGGCCGTATGTATCTAAGGTAATGTCTTGAATAACAGTGTCATCGCTATTGTTTACTGATCCTTGGCTAGATGTATCAGAATGGCTGAAAGTCGTTCCAGACAAACCCAGCCCGCTGCCTGCGCTGTAGGTTGTGTTTGTATCAGTATTAACAACTGTTTCGGTGGCGCTGGTGATGCCCGTGATATGACCATAGGTATCTAGCGTGATGTCTTGAATATACGTCCTACCAGAATTGTTTACAGAGGATTGGCTAGATGTATCCGCGTGAGAAATTGTGCGGTTTGAGCTAAGCGCCCCACCACCCGTTAAGCCACCACCCGCCGTGATAGATGTTGAGACATTAAAAGACAGATCAAAGGGATCGCCATCTGACCCTGTGCTGGTATCAGTCCAATTAATATTGATCCCGCCAGCCTCTACAAATTTCCATTCCTTGCCGTGGCTGATCGTAACCTCAGTGCCGTCACCATCCTCAACTTGAAATGTCGTAAGCTGGTTAGGTGCGGCCCGAATTGTTTACCGACGATTGGCTGGACGTATCTGAGTGATTAAAAGGTGATCGTTTCGTTAGACGATTGATCAGTTGTAAAATTACCGCCACCAGTTAGCGCACCCCCCGCACTTAAAGTGATCGTGGCATTATTCGGGATCGTGTTTGTATTAACGACCGTTTCAGTAGCCGTTGCCAGCCCCGTGACATGCCCATATGCATCTAAGAGTCACATCCTGAATATACGTTCGCCCAGACCCGTTGACAGAGGCTTGGCTAGATGTGTCATCATGCGAGATGCTGATTGTGGTATTGCCGCTTTGATTGGCCGTAAACGTACCAGAGCCGCCTAAAGCGCCAGTGCCTTGCACCGTAAGCGTACCATCGCCCACTGATACTGAACCAGTGCCTACAGCCGTGACATGGCCGTAAGTGTCAAACGTCAAATCTTGGACAAATGTATTGCCACTGTTGTCGGTGCTGGAAACGCTGCTCGTATCAGAATGGCTGATGGTAACGTCACCAGTGCCGCCGCCAGTTAGCCCACCGCCCGCCGTAATCGTCTGATCGTTCTTCGCGTTAGCCTCTATGCCGTTCAGCTTGCTGTGATCCGCGTCAGTAAAAACATTACTGTCTGTTGCAGCTTCTACAGCCGCTCTGATTTCAGCATTAGTTTGATCGCCAGTTGCCCCCGCTTCAATTGCGTTGAGCTTGCTGTGGTCTGCATCGGTAAAGACATTACTATCAGATGCACTTTCTACTAATGCTCTTATTTCTGAAGCTGTTTGATCTGCCGTTGCACTGCTCTCAATGCCGTCCAGCTTGCTACCATCACTAGCAACATCGCGCCCATCTACAGTTCCAGAAACAGCCAAATTGCCGGTTACACTTGCGCCGGTTGATGAAACCGTAACCCTGTCAGATCCACCGTGCTGGAGCCTGTTCAGATCATCAGCAACAGCCGTAATAGAAACGGTTGCCTGACCGGCCAATGTGATCGCATTATTGCTGTTACTGCTTTCTGTCGGGGATCTAGTTAGTGATGTTCCGCTGCTGCTATATGAGCCTGTGCCAATCTCAAAATTTGCACCTTCCTCAATAACGTATTGGACAACATCACCATTTGAAACACCCGCCGCTGCGAATGTTTGGAACCCATTGGACGCGGAACCCAAAGTGACAGTTCCGCTTCCAGTAGTGGCGGTTGTCATCTTGGCCCTGTTAAACAATTTAGCCATGATGATTTACCTTTTATGTAAGTGTCAGAATGCCGTTTGTGCCAATATCAACAGTGAATGTGTCACCATCGTTAAGCACCAAACTTGCTCCATAATCATAATAACCGATCACTGGATCTGCCGGTGATGTGGGCGTGTCATTATACACAACGATATATCTAAATGCCGCGACAGTGCCGCCGCTGGCAGTCAGCGTCAAATCATCTGCGCTTAATTTATATGTGCCAGATGTTTGTGTGCTGGTGACATTCGCCAATGTGCGAGATGAAAGATTTGTATATGAAATTTCAGTAATGTTTGCCAAAACGCCATTTCCATCAGCGGCAACATTTGTGCCTGACGTTGGATCGGTATTTGACAAAGCTACTTTTAAAGTATCGCTGTCAAGATCCATAGCGTTTGCCAGATTTACAACAAAGTCATTGACCTTTGTAAAGCTTGCCATGTTTAGTAACTCCTAATTTGAATACGCCGACCCGCGCCAGCAGTCTTTGCCTTTTCGCTCTCAGCATTTATACCATCTATTGCGCTTTGATACAATGAAGTCCAAACGGCCAACCTTCCATCGTCACCCAAAAATGGCGCTGTCTGCATCAATGCTCCGAACAGGTATGCGTCTTGATGCTTTTCCAGAACCCAATTTGATGTGTTGGCGTCGTTAAGAGCAGGAATATCGGAATAATAAACTAACTCAAAAGTGTAATCTGCATCAGGTTGCGGGAAAACTTCTATCGTACCGTCTACGATAGCATAATACTTTGGCTTTGCGCTTGCATCTTTTGCAGCCTCACGCCGCTCTGCCAACTCACCAACTCCAATCACCTCCAAATGAAGGGGATCTGTTCCTGTCAACATGGCTCTGATCGGCTCTAAGAAATCAGTAGGCAAGGCCGTGTATTGAGTATCTAGCAGTGCGGTGCTACGCCGCTCCATACGCCAGTGACGCACTTTGCGCTGCATATCTGCTTCTGCCAAGGCAATGAATGTATCTAATGACTGCGCTATATCTTGCTTATTTGCATAAGCTAGAATTGCATCTTGCAACGTGGCATAAGATGTAATTGCCATTTAAAAGCCTTACCCCGCAACAGATGCCAGAGCCGATTGCTGCGCAGCCGCAACATCAGTAGGCGCTGACAAAGAAAACCCTGCCATTTTCATATCATCCAAAGCAAGAGTTTGCTGAGAACGCACCGCTGCCATCACTTGCTGACTAACAGTATTATTAAACACAGCATAGCGAGCGTCATCCATCAAAAATGGCGTGGCATGGAGCAAGCTAGTGTAAAGATAAATATGCGGGCTATCTGTCAGCAACCAGTTTGTTGTGTTGCTATCAGACAAAACTGGCAATCTTTGATAATAATCCAAATCTAAAGATCCAGATGTTGGTGTTGGAGTAACCACAATGTCACGACCAACAATCGCATAAAATCTAGGGTTTGCAGTATTTCTTGTGCGCGTTCTTCGCAACATTGTAAGCTGCTGCGGTGTAATTTGCTCTAATGGCTCGTCCTCAGATGCCGCTACTTGCGCGTAGACAATCTCTAAAGCATCGGCTGGCAATGTGGCGCGGCCACTTGTGATTGCAATAGCTGTTGATTGAGTGACCATATCAGCAGATCGCAAAACATCGTTCAATGTGCTTTCAGCTAACCGAATAAAATCAGGTATCTTTTGGTCAAGATCGGCGCGGTTCAGCCAATCGCCAATCGCAGTTTGTAACTCTGCGTAAGTTGTGATCGCCATGTAAATCTCCTAAGATTGGCTTACTTTTATCATACTTTGGCTGAGAACCCAAGGTTAAACGCTTTTTGCGTAATATGCGTTTTCTTCTCGCTCAACAACTTTTACTAAATAACGCTTCTGCATTGTGCCGGTAGGCTTTCTCCTTCACTACCTCAATGCTTTTATAAAATGGATCACTGCGCATTAAGCCCAGCCCCATATCATCAACTTCTATTTGATATTCTGTCATTTTTTTATGCTCTCTAGGTACTCTACCAGTGACATCATTTCTTGCCCTAACGGTTGAACCTCTTGCGGGATCACTTCGTTAAATTGAGTATAGACATCTGGCCTGTATTTTCTATTGCTAAGACCCAAGTATTTAGCCTCTTTTGCTAAACTCATGGCCCTGCCTTGCACCATCAGGTTGACCTCATACGGTGTAAATTTCTTATCAAACTCCGCTAATCTGTCCATAACTTCTTCACGCGCTAAAGGCATAAAGCCTTTTTAAATCCTCAGACACATCGTAAAAAGCTTCTTCATCAGCCGTTGTTTTGTGGACAACATCACCTAAACCAGTTTCGGGAGAGTAGCTTGATGTTCCAAAATAAGATTGTGGCGGGTAAGGATCATAAATTACCTCTGGCACTTCACCATACTTTGATAATCTCGTTCCATATGCCAACTCACGCTCCATACCGCGAATATTGGGATTGCTCAGATGTTGCAATGGATCAATAACTGGCCGCACTTCGTCAGAGTAATGAAACAAATCAAGCAAGCCTTTTGCTAACTGTGAAGCTTGCCGTAAACCCTTTCTCATTATCTGCCCCACTTCTTAATAATTTCGTCTAGCTCATCACGCTCAATGCCTTTGGGCATACCCTGTGGATCTACAGCCCAATCTGGCAGCAAACCGGCTTTCTGATCGGCAAACACTGTGTCAGCGCCTAAAGCGGTAGCATTCTGATCTGCAAATGGCCCGCTATTTAACCAGCTATTTTGACCGCGTGTTTCAGTTGTCATAGCTTTTCGGGCTTCTGGACTAAACATCCTGCTATGTTCCAGCCAAGCTCGTTCTTCACCTTTTGCTCTGAACTGCGGGTTTCCTGCGCCTAAATGCCCAAACATATCATGTACAACGCGGAAAGCGTCATTAGCAACCGCATCTTCTTTATCGCCAACCTGACCTACAAAACCTAATAACGGGTTGTCTGATGCATCAAATTCGCCAGATCCGTAGCCAAAGTCAGTAGGAAATACAGTCAATTCCTTGTTTTCCACAACATCTTGATAACCCATCGCGGGACTTTTTGCATATGGATCTGTCTGGCCTTCGCGCAAAAACTTAAAATCTATTCCCGTATCTCTTAGCGCTTCATACTGCGCCATAGTTTCGTTTTTAAGAGCCTCATATGCTGCTTTTACATCTGGGTTGTCTGGATCGTGCTTCATGCGCTCATACGCTGCTGCGATATATTTGGCCCGCTGCTGATCTAATTCTGGGTATTCAATATATTCTGGAATATCTATGCCAGCTTCATTCATATAATTGCGAGATGCGCTCTGCACTTCAGCAATTGGCCTAGAAGAAAATCTGCCCTCATCTGGAATACCTACTGCTGCCGGTCTGCCCTTTTCTGGCAAATTCATAACATCAGGGTTTCCCTCCAATGTATCGCCAAGAAGATATGGCCGTGATCTCTTGACCATAGACCCAAACTCACCGGCTTTCTCTATTAATCCCGCAAAAGGTGCGGCAACCATTTCTAATGGCGCTTCATTCTGCATTGCCAATAAGTCACGACCCAATCTATCGCTTGAACTTTCGCTGAGATTAAATGGGAAACCTTCAGCAGCAGATTGAATTGCACCTGTAGTAACACCTGTTGCCGCTCTGTAAGCTGGTTCAATCGCACTTACGGCTCGCAACAGACCGTATAAAGGATTAAATGAACCTTGCCCGATCTCTCCAATCTCATCCAATTCAGCTAAAGCGCGTTGCGTTGTCTGCCTACCGACACTTTCACGCGGGTCACGGTATTCTGGCTGTAAAGCGCCTCTATTTTGCAAAAGAAAATCTATAAAACTTGCCATTTTATCTTTCCGACAAATATCTAAACAAACCGCGAGCAAACCCCATTTTAGTTGCGGGGCTTACGCCAGAATGCAAAAGGGTTTTTAGCGTATCCATTCCGACAGTAAGGTTGCTTTTATCTGGATCTCTAAAATCGTCTAATTGATTTCTGAAATAATCCTCACCCGCTTCTGGCGTAAGGTCATACATACTACCAGCAAATAAACCTTTTTTTGGCCCCTTATCTGTCATTTTTGACATCATATAAGTTTCTTGCGGCCCAGCAGGAATTGATTGCAACCTTTCTACTGCGCGTTTTAGTGTGGCTTCACCGTACATATGACCCTCAACGCCATCTTCTCTAGGACGATAAGCATTGAAAGTATCACCTGTTATTTGTGCGTAAAGATCCCTGTAGCTTTCGGCCATCTAACACTTCCACCTTTTACGCGCAGCCTTGCCCCGTTCACCCGTCCAACCTTGTGATCTGGCGCAGAATGACTTTTTACGGGCTTTCTCTTTCTTCGTCTTTGGGCTAGGCGCAGGAGCCTTGAGATTGCTTCCCGTGGCCTTATTATACTTTGCCCTACCCTTAGCCGTTAAACCACCGCCACGCTTTACAGACAGCTTTTCTCCGCGCCCTACTGATAAGCTTGGGCCAGACTTTCGGCTTTTAGGTTTTGCTTTAGCCATAAATTAACCTACTGCATAAACAATTTGAATAATTCTTTTATATCGCTATCGCCATAACCATCAACTATATACCCTTTCTTCAAGAGCTCTGATTTCATAAAGTCTACTTCAGAAGATGATGTGGGTGGCGAGTAGGTTAAGCCAGTTGCCGCTTGCCGCATTTGACCTGTTTGTTGATCTATTGGAAATCCTGCGCTTTCCTGCTGCACCGGCATTTGCATTGAGGAAGGCATTAAATAACTTGGTGCTGCTGGTTCCTTAGGATAAGGCGCAAAATCTTCTGGCCCCATCGGGGAAAATGCACCATGATAATCTGCGCTCATTGGATCTACCATTGGCGACTGCGAGCTTATTACAGATTGCCCCGTAGGCGCTGGGGCCGGTGCTGGGGTTGGCGGCTCATAAAATCGTCCACCCTCATCATAATAACCAACGCGCTCGCTTTCATTACCAGCAAGCATATTAGCTATATTGCCTAGACCACTAAAGCCACCCGCGCCTCTGAAGCCACCACCGCTTGCCTGTGGGCCACCTTCATCAAACATATCGGTCAAATCACGGTAGCCAATTCTTTCACGCGGCACATCGCCAGATCCTTTAGGAGGAACCTTCATTACGTTCAGAATATTAGATAAAGGCCCACCAGCAAAATATGTGTCAGAAGTATTCATCCCGCCACCGTCAAACATATCTACATAAGCAGGAACATATTTCCCAGCATCATTATAATAACCAAAGCCACTTTTCTCTGTGCGGCTCGCAGTAATAGCCTTTTGACCCTTAGAGGTAGACGGGTCTACCGTTTTGCCGCCACCTTTACCGCCACTTCCACTTGATTTTGACGATGCTTTTGGCCCGTTATTATCACTGCCAAATCCTACAGGCTTTAACCCCTCTGGGCGCTTCTTGGGTCTTTTATTTCCGCTGCCCCCAAATACTTTTCCACTTAGGTTTTCGCCGCTTTTAAAAGTATAAGTTGCCATTATTTTTTCTTACCGCCCTTGCGGCCCTTTTTCTTATATCCACAACGCATTTTATTTACCCGCTATTGATTTCATCAAACATTTACCGGCTTTCTTGCAAGCACCCCTAGTCGGGCAACCACTGCAAGGCGTAAAATCTTTTCCATATTTTGCCATTATGATTTCCTCTTTGGCTTCCAGCTAATTCTTTTCGGGCCTGTTTTCTTCTTCGCCATCTTTTTTGCCGTTGGTGATTTTGCTTCACTTGCGGGGCGACACGCTGGATATGATTTCCGCTTATCCTTTTTTCCACTGCGCCCACAAGGTTTTCCCGTTTTGACATCCCGCCAATCTTCTTTAAACCATTTGGTCAAACCGCCACGGGGCTTCTTAGGCATACTTCCCACCCCGTGCTTTGTAGGTTTTTACAACCCAGCCGCTTGCATATGCGGAAGGCCAGACATCAAATTTCCGCTTTGCTTCCGCTGTAACCTGATTATACAACTTTTTATTCTTTGGCGTTGCACCACTGGTTTTTTTGGGCGACCGTTTTGATGTGGTTTTAGCCATAAACCTCTCCGCATATTTTGGGCCACACTACCACATTAGGCTATGCCGCGCAAATTCCTTCTGATCGGTTCGCCCCAATCCTGCTGCGTCTGCTTTCCGACAGCTAAATATCGGAATGCATCTGCGCCGTGAGATGTCCAATCGTGCAAGCGGTCTACCTCGCCAAGTCTTTAACGTCTTCGTCAAATTCCCTACGATATTGCCGCAACGCCTCTATACCTCTGGCGCAATCTTTCTCGTCAAACCAGCAACGTGCAATCATAGACCGTGCGGCCTGTATTCCGTCATCTACAGCAAGCTTTGGGGCTATTGTGATATCAGATATGCCCAGCGCGTCTAAAGTCTCTACGCGGCTCTTTCCTGTGCCTAGCTCCTTCACTTGCACATCGTGCGGTAATATATGCTCAGAATAGTGATAGCCTTTCTCACTGAGAACCTTTGCATAATGATCTAAGCCAACCCCGCTGCTTTCATAATAATCTATGATGCGGATCTCCTGCCCTACATATTGAGCAAAGAATATGGCTGTGCTGTCGCCTATGCCAAGATCCCATGCGGTTGTAACTCCTACGGCTGGATCATACGGCACATTTGTCACCCTACCGTCAGAGGTAGCCGTTTTCATTTCTTGCGCGTAATATGCCCCTTGGATCGCCGCTTCAAAGCTGCATTCAAACTCTTGCTCATAGCGATCTTCGCCCATTGTGCGTTTAGCTTCTTCAAGCTCATCCTCATCAAGAATATCTGTCTCAGACGCTTTGAACATCCTGCACCACCACTCAGGATGGTTCTTCGCATAGTCATACATTTCCCAAAATTCGTTTTTGCCTTTAGGCGTCCCAATTATTGTGGCGCGGCCCTTACGATCTACAATAGCTGGCCTAATGACTGTAGGCCATGCTGATGCAGGGAAGTCAGCCATTTCGTCAAGCACTACCGCATCAAAATACAAACCACGCATAGCGTTGTAATTATCAGCGCCAAATAACCGAAATCTTGCACCATTGGGGAAGTCTATCCTTAGCTCGCTATGATTAACTTTGATGTGGGGAATGTCTTGCGTGTACTCTAGCGCATAATCCCAAGCCACTGCTTTTGATTGGCTGAGATACGGGGCGATATAAGCCACCCTGACGTTAGGAAGATCAATGGTTAGCGCATCTCTGATAAGATCATTAACCGCAGCCACAGTCTTACCAAATCGTCCTGTGAGCGACCAATACTGCGAAAACGCTCTGTTCTATCGTGAAACTCTCGCGCTTGTAGCCTTGGCGTGTAGTCAATTTCTATGACTTCCATTTTATGACAAACTCATGCTCGCCCTGTGCGCCAGATCCCGTAACCTGTAATGGCAGAACCTTTCCCATAAGAGCCATGAAGGCAGTTGGGTTTGCTTCTGCTTGCAGTTCCAGATAGGCAACCATGCCACGTTTACCACCGGCTAATTCAGCAGCTTCTAATATAGCATCTTTTAAAAGCTTACTGTTTTTATTCTTAGCGCCTTTGGGTCTGCCCTTACCAGCAGCGGGCGGTTTACTTTTCACTATGTTAGTGTCGGTTTCAACTTCTGGTTGCATAAGTCCGTCCTTAGAGGGTGCGTCTATATGTTGTGTATAGTATGCTAAGAACCACTAAAAGAAAAGACCCCCCTCGTTGCAGTGCGTAACCTAGCCAGAGGGGGGCAGTTGAGCAGACAGAGGGTATGACGCCCAACTAAAAGACTATCACGCCTCAAATCGTTTTGCAAAACCTATTGCCTCGCGGTATGGCAACAAATCCTGATCGGTTACAAGGCCGCGCTCTACCAGTGCTTCGCCCATCTTACCATTGACCCAATTATCACCGACAGGCTCGCCGCGTTTAATTCTATCAGCATTGATCTTGTAAGTGTCGGGTTTCCAAGGCCCAGAGGCAACGTCACGGCCACTGGCTTTGTCAAAGCAACTCTTAATGGCTGATGCTATGTCAGATGCTTTAGGCCATGAGCGTGAAGTATGAGCCGCCTTAATCTTCAACGTTGCACGTTCAAACGTACCGGCCAAATGATCTGGTGTAGTGTTGTTTGGAAAAAGCTGGTTCAGAGCCTTTGCCGTTACATCAATCTCATCTTGCTGCGCCGTTTCGCTGCTGCGCAAATGGCTAGGAATTGCATAGCTGCTTAACATTGCTGCTAAATGACGCTTAATCATATCTACTCTTTGACCATAATCCATTACACTGTCTCCCGTTTTGCTTGCTCAATATTTGTCATAGCTTTTTTGTAGCTATCAGATTTCTCACCATGAAGTGATTTAAAGAACCAATCAACCTCTATGCTCTGCCAACCCTTTTCTTCGCACATAGCCAATGCATCAGATGGCTCACCACCGCCGACGAAGATCCACCGTAGTTTGTCAGACAATCTTTTAGCAGCAGTTTCAGTAAGTGGTTTTTTGATAGATTTACGATATGCAATGAAACTGTCAGCAGCTTCTTCATCCATCAACCAAGTAGATAAAATATTCCTAATATTATTACTTTGTTTTTTAACTGGTTTATTATCTGGTATAGGTTCGCCCTCTGGGGCCATTCCATTTGCCCTCTGGGTCAAATCCACCTGACCTACGGGGCAGTACCATTTTGTCCTATCGTAACCCGACTTATTGAATGTTCCTGAGATGATAAGACCAGCACTCTCAAGCGTAGACAATGCGGTTCTGATTTGCTTGCCAGAGAGATATGGAAACAGTTTTTCAAACGCCGCTATGCTGTTATATGTCCAGTAAGATCCCTCATGCAGATGGCGGTTGTTTGCAGCATTCTTCTCTGTCCAGAATAAAATGTTCTGATAAATAACAGCCGCGTTGACGCCTACAGCGCAAGCAATTGCTGGATTGAAAGTGTGATTTGACATCGTGACCCCTTTATTTTTTTGTGCCTATAGTGTATCAGGAGTTCCATTGTGTTCTCCAACACTGTTTACCCCTACGAACCGTCAGCATGACCAAGCTGGCGGTTCTATTATTTCTGGCGCTCAAAGTAATCTGACAAACGCTCTACCGTTTCATAACGTATTTTGCCAACGCCATTCCGCACATTGTATATAGTCCAGCGCGATAATCCAGTAGCATCTGCTATAGCTTGCACTTGACGATCACCAAGCATTTGCTGGATTTTATCAAGTCGGTACATTGTACTAGCTTCCATTTTTTTCACTCCAAAAACAATTATGGGGTTGTGCATAGACTACAATGCTGCTAGGTACAACCCACAAAATGCAATTGGGGGTACGAAATGCATAAACATCCAACACCAGCAGAGATCCAAGCTGCTATCGTAAAAGCTATGATTGAGATGGCTGTAAAGGAAAACATCTCAACGCATACTGTAAGCCGCATGATTAAGGCTGTAGAGACAGGCGTTAAAGCTGCAAACTTTCACCATGATTTGACCAAGGAGATCGCTGGCTATGCAAGCTAATAAATTTCATCAAGCAATGGATCTTGTTGCTGAACTTAATAAATCGCACGGTGTAAAACAGCGCGGCGGCAAGCAATACACAGAGGTTGCCAAGCGCGTAGAGGCGTTCCGCATGTCATTTGGCGGTGATTACGGCATCACGACTGAGATCCTGCATAACGATGGTAAGACGGTTATCGTGCGGGCTTTGATCGCCGACAAGGATGGTTTTGTAGTTGGATCTGGCCTTGCAGAAGAAATACGCGGATCATCACACATTACAAAAACGTCTGCTGTAGAAGTTTGCGAGACTTCTGCAATTGGACGGGCGCTTGCCAGCATGGGTATGCATGGTGGGCAGTATGCATCATCAAATGAGATGGATGGCATTTCTCGCAAGGAAGCAGCACACGCTGAACAGTCTAAGCCAACAATGGAATTAGACATAGATGCCAGAGTAGATGCATCTATAGAATTTTACAAAAACTGCACCGCGTCAGCTTTTGAGAAGTTTGAGCCAAAATTTAAAAAGCTCATCAACAGCACAGGGATAACGTCAGATCAATATGACGCGCTCTTTGATGCAAACAATAACCGCAAATTGGAGCTAGGAATATGAAAGCGATTACTATCGTTGGGCGTCTTACCAAAGACAGTGAAGTTCGTGAGAACGACAGAGGGGGATTTGTCTCCTTTTCTGTCGCAGTTGACGATGGCTGGGGAGAAAACAAAGGCGTGATGTTCTTTGATGTATCGTACAACCGTCCACAGTTATCTCAGTATCTAAAAAAAGGTACGCAAGTAGCCGTGACAGGCGATCTAAAGACCCGTGAGTACAACGGCAAAACTTTTTTAGGTGTTAGGCCATCAGAAGTTAAGCTGCTTGGTGGGCGCTCTGCGGAGCCTGTAAAGTACACCGAACATCAAGCACCACCGCCCAATGATGTGGATGACGAAATCCCCTTTTAGGGGCCAATCAGGGGGTGGGTCAGGTTTGGCAATGGTGCATAAGCTTGGCAGGAAGCCCACCCCCACAACCATGTGTTTAGGAGAAAACAATGGAAATTAAAATTGATAAAAAAGTGCCAATGCCGACTGTTGGCCGTGTTGGTAAATGGCGTGATGCTTTAAAAGAAATGAAGAAAGGCCATAGCGTTTTATTGAATAAAGGCGGTGAAAGAAATGCCATGTGGGCCGCTGCAAAAAAACTGGATATAAAAATAATTTCCAGAGCAGAAGGTGACAAAATCAGAGTTTGGCGAGCAAGTGCCTAAAATTCAAGTACACCTAAAGAGCGGGCAGTTATTGCCCGTTTCTCAATACGATGCGCAGCGCATGGAAGATTTTGCTGATGGTCAAGTTTTCAACCTGACATCTACCGGCAAGAGATCCAACCCGCATCACAATCTCTATTGGGCGGCGCTTCGCAACGTATGTAAAGACACTGGCAAATGGCCCACCGAAAAACATCTGCACGATGAGTTAAAATTTGCGTGTGGTTATTACAGCATGAAATACAATGAATTGGCTGAAGAATTTATGCGTATTCCAAGCAGCATTTCGTTTGACCAAATGAGCCAGCAAGACTTTATGAAATATTTTGAGGCAGCTATGGAAAAGCTGTCAGAGGCGATAGGATATGACCCGTTACACATACAGTAAAGAAAACAACGCCCGCGAAAAAGAATTAGCAGAAATTATAAAAAGCAAAACAAATTGCGAATGTGACCTTCAGCTTAAATATAGCATTTTTGACGCTGTAGGCTATGACGCAGAAACAAGAGAGCCTAAAGCATTTATTGAGATGCGCGTAGTAAATTATGCGTTTGGGCAATTACCAGAAATAATGATCCCAATGTCAAAGATAATTTTAGGCCAGCAGCAAACCCAACTTACTGGCGTAAAATCATTGTTCATGGTTTTTTGGTATAAATGCAAATCAGTGACTTATGTTGATATAAACAATATTGAGTGCAAGCCAGATTATCGGGTTACACCAAAAGGAATGAACCGCACGAACGATCCAAACGAAATAGAGGTTTGCCGATACGTTCCAAGCGAAGTTTTTAAAGTTATGGTTGACAACAGACTTTCAGAGTTTCCAACTTATCAAGGAGAAAAAAATGGCAATGCTTACACATAAAAATCCAAGAAACATAAAGATGTTTAAAGAATTTGAGATCGGTAAACCTGTTTCTAAACTTTCTGAAGAAAACAACCTAAGCAAAAGCCGCGTATCTGAAATTCTTACAAAAATAGGACACAGAAAAGCTTATGAAAACTGGTTGAATGAGGTAAAGGCTAATTATGCATCTGGTTTGCGCCCAACATATTTAACAGCAAATTTAAAAACAAAAAATTATAATTCTTGGGGGTGGGGCATTTTTGATGATGCTATAAAAAATACTTATGCTTATTATTGGATGTATGAAGTTTTGGGAATTGAAACATTAGAGCAATTTGATGAAACACCTAACCCATCGTTACTAAGGGTTTGCACGATAGGCCCAATAATTTTACTGCAAATGAGAGAGGCAAGTAAGCAATTTAAAAAGGAAAGTAAGCAATTTAAAAATGACAAATCTTATGAACAAACCACCTTTGGGCTTGAAGGAGCCTAAAGACAAAAAAAGCGTAAAATTTTTGCGTTGGGTTAGGGAACAGCCGTGCTGCGTCTGTGAGAGGTTTGGGGAAGTACAGCAAAGCGCCACCCAAGCCCATCACCCTATCCATGATCGTCACGGCACTGAGAAGCGCCCAGATACAAGTTGTATCCCGCTATGCGAAGGCCACCATCAGGGTCTTTTTGACACATCCAAAATCGCGCTCCATCGTGAACCGAAACTTTGGCGCGAAACTTATGGGCCAGATTACAGCTATTCCCATTCAACCGAAATATAGAGAACTGGCCCTCGCTCAGGATGACAATACACTTTTCTGGCCCTGATGCTGTGAACCTGTTTGTCATCCAACACTACCTTCCCAACGATCCCGTCTAGCGCAGCCTTAACAATGTTATCCAGATCAGGCTTGCTCATATGCCGTATGGCTCCATATTCAGCCTCTAGGCGTTTCATCTTGGGCCATGACTTGGGTATGTCCATGAAAGCCACCAGATCAACGTGTACGGGCCTGTCTGTCGGCTCTAGCCCGTGCTGCTTCATAGCTGACCATGCTGCTGCTTGAATGCGAGCCTCATATTCTTTTGTCTTTGGCGGGGTGTAGGTGTGACCAGTGCGCGTAAACCTTGGTCTGCCCTTTCCTTGGGGCTGTCCTGACACTTGGATCTCAACTTTATTCATGGCTGGATAATATTTTTTTTAATTTATTTGTCTACCCCCCTTGACTTGTAGGCTATAAGCTACTATATATAATTTATAGACAACAAGGAGAACCCAGATGAACAACTTTTCAGTTACATATCAAATCGGTGAAACAGACAACCCTGACACAATTTGCACACGCTTCGTGCAAGCTGATGATGCTGACATGGCTGTTGTAAAAGTTTTAGCCGAAAAAACTGAAGGCGATTATCCGCTTTCGTCAATAATCATGCTGAAAGTTACAGACGTTCAACGGGTGACATAATCAACAGGGGCTACGGCCCCGCAACGGCTAGGAGGCCAATATGATGACTACCGACCAAATCAAAACTGCAACTGACGCTGATTTAGCTGAGTGGATGGCAAACGCTGTCGCCACACAAAGTTGCACCGGCCACACCAAAGGCCACTTTAATGAAGTTGCTGCTCGCAATTACCGCGATGAGCTAATCAATCGGGGCCATGAGATCCCGACGATTGACTTCTGGGAATGCTTCAGAGGTGCAGATAGCAGCTACCGTGACAAGCTGTTTGAAACAGGAACCTATAACGGCAAAGGTTCATTCTAAAATAAATTGGGGCTACGGCCCCTTTTTTTATGTTTAGGGGTTGCAATGTAGGCTATAGTCCCCTATATATAATTTATAGGCAACAAGGAGATGACCTAATGGAAAACGCAATGAACAACTTACTGGCCGCAATCAAATCTGATTACAGAAAATGGCATGGTGACAAACTAGATGACATCAAGAGCAGCATGATTGCTGAGTTTGAAGATGGCCTGTCTTATAAGGTTGGCCCAAAGTATATTAAAATTACTACTAAAACCCGCCATCAAGAAATGGTTTGGGGTTTTGTGATGAAGGCAGATGACGCCAAGTTTCAAGCCGGTGACATTCTCAAGCCCGCCGGTTGGTCAGCGCCAGCCCGCAATAAAGCGCGTGGCAATATTTTCGGTGACTATCAAATTCAATGGACAGGCCCAAACTACTTGGTCTGATAATCAGGGGGCTTCGGCCCCCACTACAGCGACAGGAGAACGCTATGAAACTTTATACGAACAACAAAGGCGAATGGGCTGGAACGCAAGCTGACGCTCGCAAGCGCTTTAAAAATGACATGAGAATTATTGAGGTTCCAACCGACAAGCCAAGCTTGCTGGCATTCCTCAACGAACATCAAGTTGGCTCATTTGATGCTCTTGGCAGTAAGCCAGCCGATGACCAGCTTTCCGATATGATGGGTGGCAATCCCTTAGACAGCTTTCCAGATGCCCCTTTAAAATTTAAGATGAGCCACGGCCCTGATGGCGATGTGCGCTTGTCACGGCAGAACCCAGACAGCCACCCGCACCGCTGGGATACTATCCGCGAATGCGCAGAGAAAGCATCTTTCAAGGATCTAGGCGTTGCTCTCGCGGTTCTGATGAACCGGCTGGATGAGGTGGCCGATCAAATCTCATAACCTGTCAAGGTAACAACTGGCAGCAGTTTATCTCAAAGAGTTTGCTATTAACCTAAAATGGTTTTTAGCAAACTTTTTTACTTGCAATGTAGTCTGCGATCTCTATAATAGCATCTGTAAGCAACAAGGAGAATAAAATGGCATACGATCCGACACACAAATATGAGCATAATTACGAACCAGCTATTCAAGCTCGCAAGATGGCAAACGCTGCCCACACAAAGCGCGTCAACTGGATTGCATCTGATGATCGCGCTCAAGAGATCATTGATTTTGTAGCTGACTACAGCCCAGAAGGTGATGGTTTTTTCTCAGCTTGCAACAAAGGCATCTGGCAGTTTGGATCTCTTACACCCAACATGCGTAATGCCATAGTTAAGGTGCTGGACAAACGCGCCGCTCAAAAAGCAGAATGGGCTGATAGAGACAGCAAGTGTGAGTTTGTTGGCACAGTAGGTGAGCGCCAAGCCTTCTCTCTCAAGGTTATTATCATTGTAGAGTTAGAAAGCATGTATGGATCTTCGTACCTTCATGTATGCCGTGACGATAATCATAATATTATTATTTACAAAGGCTCACAATATTGGGGCAGCGGCGCTGAAGTAACTTGCACAGCCAAGGTCAAAGACCATGAAGTGCGCGAAGGCGTTAAGCAAACCATCATCCAGCGGCCCACCAAAGTTAAAGTGAATGGGGAGAATTACTAATGACTTGCAAACAATGTAAAGGCACGGGCCTTATCAGCTACTCACACCAGCACAACTGGTTTGATGACCGTGTAACCATCACAGAGGCTTGTGACTGCAACACAGGCCCAACCGATGCTGAAGTTGATATGCTCAACGCGCAGCTTAAATCTGCTTCGCTCTATGGCACGTTAGATGAGATCATCAAGATCGTGCAAAGCATCAAGCACACTCCAACGCGCAACCAGCTATGGCGCAGCTATGGAGTTATCAATGACTAATTGGGTACAAGACATCATCATCACCGTGGCGATTGCTGCGGTGGTGTTGGGCTGGATCTTTGGCGTTAGCATGGGGTGGATGTAATGTCATATGGCATATGTTATCGCGGCCCATATTATGTTTACGCCTTTATGAACGATATGAATGAGTATTTATATATTGGCAGAACCAGAGATATTCATCAGCGCATTTCTCAACATAAAGGCACAAAGCATTGGTTTTCAGAAGTTAAGGAAGTTTGGTGTCAAGAAATTTTTACTGACCAATATTTAGAAGTAAATGACCATGAACGCACTTTGATTGATTTTTTTAAGCCAAAATACAACAAGACCGCTCATAAACAGCCAAGACTAGAAACGCCGCCAATTTATAAATGCGAGTTTATTGTTAGTGAAAGGTGTGACGCATGACTTTATCTGAACCTGTTTTCATGGCCTTTGTCATTTTTTCATCACCAGATGAATGCAAGGCGTTTTCTGAATATTATAATCTTGAGCGCCTTTTTCAGCCTCAATGCGTAGAGATGGGCGGTGAAGCAGATTACCGCCGCCCTATACCAAACATCAAGCCACGGCCACGGCCAGAACAAGGAGAGCAAAATGGATAAATTTATGCATTACGTTTGCGACAGATTAGAAGCCATGATGAGAAATTCAGTAGAGCATGGGCCAGTAATTAATAAGCTTACCAATAAAAGGGATAAGTTTGTTTCGGTAGATGTGATTGACGAATTTGTACAAGAGATAATTCTTAATCTTGGCGTCAATCAGAGAATAGAAAGAAAAAAGAGCGGAGAAATCTTTTTAGAGGATCTTCAAAGTAAAATTAAAAACGGGCCGAAAAGGGGCAGATAAATGGAAACTTGGGCAGAAATCCGCAACCGTCACCAGCAAGAAAAAATTGCTTTGGTCAAATCACTTGCTGATGATTACACTTATGCACAGGCCGCAAGCATTTTGGAATGGGATGCTAAGAGCCTTGTAAGATTTTGCCACTATTGGCAGATAAATTTTAAAAACAGCCAAAAAGGGGGGTATATCAATGCAGAGCCTTACATCAGCCGATCACGCACATTTGCGGTTTCTTCGGGGGCAAGTAGATCGTTTGCAAGATGAAAGCTTTAGGCTAGATCCGCACCCTAACGTGAAGCAAGATTTGGAACGCGCCAGATCAGAATTAAAATCATTTATCTTATCACTACAAAAAGAAGGAAAGAACATTCATGGATGAAACCGTGTTAGCCGCCAAAATGAGAGAGATGGCAAAGGCAGATATGAATTACGTTAAAAGCAAAGAAAGCTGGGGGAACAACCCAAGTTGGGGCAAGGTTGAGGAATATGAAAAAACACAAAAGCAAGGCGGGCGCTTAGGAAGGCCAGATAGCTTTAAAACCAAAATCAATGAGCGTTTAGAAAAAGGTATGTCTAGGGATGAAATTGTGGCAGAATTAGGGTGCAGCCGTAATATCGTAAACCAATACATTCGCAAACGGCGCTTAGAACAGAATGCTGCGCACTCCCACGCGGCATAGATGAAGGGTTAAACCTTCTCCCCCGTCACTATCTTCTCCTTGTGTAGTGGCGGGGTTTTTCGTGGGGCCAGCAAGTTCATCACAACCCTGTCACAGTTTCCTATGAGCCAGCCCCGACTTATCTTTATGACCAATCCTTAACGGCAAAGCAAGGGCAAGCTTTTCTTGCATATGAATTATGCCCAGATATTTCTTTGATGCTGGGAAACTTGGCGCTGTATTCCACAATTAACTCACGCAAAGCTTCTTCCTGCTCTGGCGTGAAGTTATCCAGAAAAGCATCGTCAGCACAGCCGCCACGGCCACCCACTAGGCTTACCCCTATAGATGACTTGTTTCGGCCTCTACAGTGCGCCCCTGATTGCTCTACGGGCCTACCATAGCCCACTGAGCCATCGCGGTGAATGATTGCGTGATAGCCCACATTTCGCCACCCGCGCTCCTCAACGTGCCAGCGCCTAATCTCTGCGACTACATCTTCAACAGACCGATCAGCATACCAGCTTGGATTTGTGGCAGTGCAGTGAATTATAATCTCGTTTATCTTTCTCATTTGGTTAAGCCTTTCTGCTTTTCATATGTCCTAAGACCACCAATTCCTAACATGCCGCCAAGAACAGTCAAAAGCGTTCCCATGTCAAACTCTGGCAAGGGCGGGATTTCTGTTCCCGTTAAAGCTACAAAAAAAAGGGCAACAGGCTGGCCAACAAAATGCCAACCAAAGGCAATAGCACAGATGTAACCCACGCTAGGACGCCAGCCACCTTTAAAAGCTGATCCACTTGCTGCCTCTGCTGTGTTGAGTTGTATTTGAGCGAGGGCCAAGTCTTGCGCGTGTCTATCCGACATTGTAGCAATTTCGTGCGCGAGCTTTGCCTTCTCGTCAGCATCAGGAATAAACTTGTCTAAGAGGCCAGTGACCGGCGCTATTAGCTTGTCAATCATTTCTCCGAACCTAACCACACGGCAAACGCGCCCGTCATGGCCCCAGAGCAAACGCTAATCATTGCGGATTGCTGCGTTGACAAATCATCAAGGCTCATTCCCCACTCCAAAACGCGAATGTACATTACCGTCATAACGGCCATCATAATGCGCGGCATTATTTTCCAAGCTAATATCTTTTCCATAGCTATAGTCATATCAAACCTCTATGTTTATCTTAGTTCCTTGCGGTCTATCCGCTGTAGTCTTGCGGCCAAACCTATCATAAGTTTCGTTTAGATCAAATCTTTGCTTTGCAAGCGCTTCTAGGTGGCTGTGGTTGGCCCTATGCTCTTTCTCTACCCTTTGCTCTACCAGATGCGTTTCTATGCGCTCACGCGATCTGGTTTGCTGGTGTATGTCCGACTGCACGTTAAACGGTGCGCTGCCTATGCCTGATAGCCCGTCAGCCATTTACCACCACCCAGCGCCTAAGCCTGTCAACCATGTGCCGCCCCCTATAATAGCCGCCAGCATTGCAAATAATAATAGTAGCAGCAGCGTTTCAAAAAAGGCCGCTTTACGCTCTTGCTGCTTATACAGAGTTTCCTCGCGCTCTTTCTTAATCTTACGCCGTAGCTCCACCATTTCGCGCCAAGTGCCATAGCCAAAGCGATTATTTAGCATTTGCTGCAAGTCTTTCTCTTGCTCTGCCAGCTTCTTTTGGTGAATGATTATCTGCAAGGCTTCTTGCTCTACAGATCCAGACGAAAACAGTTTAGTGAAAATAGGCGGGTTCTTACGCTGCTGTTCTGCGCGGCCAAGATCCGCTGCTGCGCCATACCACTTGCCAAGCTGGCCCGCTACATCTTCTAGCTCACGGCCCGCATAAACCATTTTCTTGACAAGATTGTAGGCTTGCGTAGCCCCCGCAATAGCTGTGATAGGATCTATCATGTATCTCGCCCCACGATAATGTATCCCAAGCATTTTGCATCAGGATGTATTCTGTATATTTTGGGATAATGATAATAAAATGACGGGCGCGGGCAGCGATACCGGCAAGCCTTATACATGATCCCATGCGGAAACATTCCAAAGGCAATTGATGTGAGGGCGCAAATCATGGCCCGATTATATCACATTTTACTTGACAGCTAAATTCTGAATATCGCGCCGCATTTCCTTTTGATCGTCGCGCATTTCTTTTAAAAGTTCGTGCATCATGTCTGTTTTTTGCTCAAGAAGCTTAATCTGAGATTTACTGGTCAAAAGATTGTTAATTATCCACCATGCTGATGCAGCAAAAGCACCCGCTATGGCTATTAAAAAGCCCATGTAATCTTCAATAAACTTCATTATTCGCGCCCTAATAACCATGAACCATCAGCTTGCTGTAATCACCAGAAAGTAACTTTCCTTTGACATATTCAGAAAATTCTGGAGAACCTAATTTTAATCCACTTTCTTTCAGCCACATTTCCGCAACTACAAAAGGAATTGAAGTAACGTGACGCATATCTGATTTACGGTTATGCCCGTCTATTTGTTTTTCCTTATTAAAATCTAAAATGGCACTGACATCTTGTGAACGGCTTACGATCAGCTTGTCATCTTCTGTTTTATAAGAGGTTTTTAGACTTAGACTATCAGTCATCTTTTTTCTTCTTTGGCTTTTTAGGCTTTTCTTCTGCCCGCATAGCAAACCCTAATGACATCATTAGTTTTGCTTCTTCTGCTGAAACGTCAACGATATCGCCCATTTTTGCGCGTACACCATCAACAAATGGGCCTCTGTCAGTGATAATTTTAATTTTCATATCAACCTTCCATAAGAATAGAGGGGCATTTCTGCCCCCCTACTATGCCTTATTTAGCTTACATCAGCAATAACGCCGTGCGCTTTCTCTGAAGTAACCTGTAAACCCCACTCAGCAGAAATCAAACGGCGCTCTGACAGGCCAGTGCGAGCCAATGGCTTCTGATTAGCAGTTTGCAAGTACGCAATCTCAGCGTAGCTTGGGTCAAGCACGAACACATCACGCGAGCGAATGTGACGGGCTGGAACGATTTGCAACTCACCAAAGTCTGAGATGTAAACATCAATTGCAGCGTTCAGCTTGCTATCTTCTGCTTCTTTGAAGCGCGTAGCGTTACCTGTGAAGGTAGAGATAGTTTGCTTCTGAGCAGATCCGCAAAGGACGATTGAAGGCGTTGCACCCTCATCCCAACAATCAGCGATAATCCCTTTAAGGAGCGCTTCTGTGATTGCTCTTTGAGTACCATCAGTTGCAGCAGCATTTGGATAGCCAGATGTTCCTGATCCTGATGTAGTACCGTCTGCACCGCCAGTGCCGCGTGAAGCATTAGTGGTCAAGAATGCTGGCAAACCAGCAGTAACGCGAGCCGTACCAGACGCCCCTGCATTGCCAGCCACATTTGACAGACACATCTTTTCCATGTCTCGCTTCATTTCAGACAACTTATAGGCGACTTGCTTGGCTACTGTCTGAGCATTAGCAACACCATTAACCGCTTGGTTTGTATCAGAAACCTCTACAACCTTAGCGCTAATATTTGTATAGTTGCCTTTTCGCACTGCGTTTGTTGGTGCAGAGTTAGACAGCCCAACATCACCCTCTATTTGGGTGTTTGTCGCTGCTGCGGCCAAATCTACTTCAGACCATTCAAAGTAAGTATTATCAACGCTGCGCGTTCCAATAGCACTCATAAAAACGGTTTCAGTAGGCGACACTGAGGCTAAGGCTTCAGATAAATCCTCGCGAATTGTTGAAACATCATATGTTTCATTTGTATTTGCAGTAACAGCCATTGCCGTATCCTTTCATTGCAAAAGTTAAGAGAGAAGAAAATTAGCAACATCATCAATGCCGCCTCTTTTCTGCATCTGCGCTCTAGCTTGTTTAGATTTTGTAGCTTTTCCTGCCGTTGCTGCCCGCTTTGCTGCCGGTTTCACTACAGGCCGCGCACCTTCTGCTTTTTTAGTAGCAGCGGTTTTGGTTTGCTGTAGCTCACGCCATTTCAAAGCATCGTTCAAGATCATAACTTCTTCAGCGGTTTTCACAGTAGAAATCTGCTCATTTGTCAGATCATAGTGCTTCTTTGCTTTAGTAGTCATTTCCTTGATAAATACAGTGCGCTTTTCTGGATCAGCAAAATCAGGCATCCATTCCTGCAAACGCATAGCTTGCTGTTCAAGAAACTGATTGTGTTGCTGTTCTTCTTGGGCACGCTGCTGTTGCGCAACATATTGAGCCTTACGGTCAAAATCATTACGCTTATCAACGGCACGGCGATATTCTGCCTCTGCTTCTAAATAGCCTAGAGGGTCACTAGCGCGTAGTTCCTCTGATGGATATTGTGGCATAGGCGGTATTTCACCGCTTTGGATTTGCTGCATCATCTGCGCAAGCATTTGACGCTCTTGGGTCACTTTTTGAGTTACTTCCTCAACTTGCTTTTTGGCTTGCGCCGCTTCAGCCATGCCCTTTTGGATATACTTTTGCCCTGAGTACCCGCGTTTGAGTTCATCTAGGCTTACCTCTTTTTCTTCGCCATCTACTCTGACGCGATAAATAGGTTCCTCTTGAACTTCGCTTTCTTCAGCTTCTTCGTATTCCTCATCAACACTTTCTTCACTGGCATTGATCTCAGTGTCATCCACAAATTCAGCTTCAGCTTCTACCGTTTCGGGCTGACCGTCATCAGTTACCTCTACAGCATCTTCTAAAGCTTCTTGCGGATTTGGGGCTTCCATAATCAAATTTTCGGCAACAGCCCCTAAGTCATTACCGTTGATTGGGTTAGTCGTGTCCACGGTGCTTTCCCTTCTTCTGAAGGAGCTTCACTGCATCCACATCGGCTTGCAGCAAATGCTCAATTGCATTTAAGGCCCGCAGAATTGCGTGTGCCTCCTCGCGGTTGGATACGTCATCCTTACCGCTACTTGCGAAAACACTTTTTTGATGTTCTCGCAAATCTTCTATGGTTTCTCTAAACCAATCATTTTGCAGCAGAGATTGTGAGCGTTTTGCCCTTGTTTCAATATCCACCAGACATTCCCATCATTTGAGCATTATGCTCACGAATAGCATTTTGCTCCTGCTTCACGCCTTCAACGTCAACAGCAGTGCCATATTTGCCAAGGATCTCAGCAACCTTCACGGCTAAATCCTGCACCATTTCATCACGCTGCAAATCATCATCCATGCCAAGTTTGTGCATTTTATACTGCTGATCCATCTGCGCTTTTACCATGTCAACTTGCGCTCTTGTCTGTGCCTTCATTTGCTCTGTTTGCAGGAAGGCCGCATTCGGATCTGGTTGGGGCTGTTGCGCCGCCATTTGTGCTTGCTGCTGTTGCTGCTGCATCATTTGCTGCTCAATTTCTGGAGTCATTGGCATAAAATACCTGTCTGCGTTTCTAATACCACCTAAAGCCAGCATATCTGCCATAGTATTGCGTAGCTGTGTGAGCGTTACAACGCCGTTCTGAGGCCCGTATGTCTGATATAGCTGCTGCTGTATAGCAAATGCCTGTTGCAGCGCTACAGCGCGGTCATTTTCGCGCCCTGTGCCGATCCCGACATTAACAATGAGATCCATTTCTGCATCCCACGCTCTAGGATCTACAGGAACAAAACCACCATTTAAACGCATAAGCTGTTCATCATCAGTGTGCTTGACCATTAACTCCAACATGCGTTGAAACAATTGACGCATACCGCCTTCAGCAAAATTGCGAGCTATAACTTCAGCTTGACCCGTTTGGCCCTCTTGAGATGCAGCAATTGCCGTTGCTGTAGAAGATTTCAAAACGTCTGGATCAAGACCCTGCGCCATTTTGCTAACGCCGGTTTTGTTATCTACCAATTGGTCAAAATACTGCATAGCCGGTAAAGTCTGACCAGCCGTGAAAGGCACTGTCATTTCAGAAACCGCAGCCGGTGATTTAACCCTGATTATTCGTCCAATTTCATTATTTAAGAGATCGTCCACCGCGACCTGACCATCTACAATTTGTAGTGCTGGATTGTTCGTCAACGCCACGTTGTCCAAAACACCCCGCAACATTGCTGTAGCAGCGTCCTGATCGTCCATAACCAAGTCAACAAGAGATGTGCCAAAAAAAGCGTGTGGCTCTGGATCGCATTCAAAGATAGCGTATGGAATGTGATCTGCTTCGTAAAAATTAAGCAGCTTGTAGGAAGATCCAGCGCAAAGGAATTGATACAAAACCGGCACACCCGATCCTTCTATATCAAGTTCCATATATGCCGTTGTTACAGTGATTTTCTTTGATGCCGTAGAGGTGTTCTCATCATCGTCATCTGTAGCGTACCCACGGCGCTCAAATTCTGCCTCATCGTCCATTGTGCTATACTGAGATCCATCAAGATCAGCTAAATCATCCAAGCTAAAACCCATAGCCAAAAGGTCAGAAACACGCATTTCTGTGCTATGACCAACGCAATAGCAATCATCTATAGAACGTGCATTTCTATCTACAAAGAAATCTTCTGGCGGCACACTTTCTATGCATAGATCGCCATGAGGCATTGACCGCGCAATTTTTACATCATGCTCTGGGGTTTCTATTTCCATTCCCATTTCATCTACAGTGATGGTCATGCGGGCTTCATGCTCTAAAACCTCTACGTCATCCTCTTTTACGATAACAGTAAACGCCTCATCAGTCAGATTAGTAAACGTGTGGATCTCTGTTTCCATGTTTTCTTTGTGGTAAACGTAAGCAATCCCCGCCTTCTTCACCATAGCATCTTGGAAAACATCGTTTAGCACACGATACCCATCATGCTGTTGAAACTTGTAGCTTATATATTGCGTAGCCTGTTCTGCTGATTGGACATCTTCTGGCCCACGCGGCACAAACTCAACAGGTTTTTCGCTTGTCAAAAAAATGCGTTGAATAGATGGCTTCATGCCACGCACGACTTCACGGCACTTAGTTGCTACAACTCTTGACCGGCCCTCCTCAAAGCCAATGTCAACTTCCCCATCAAAGTACCGTTGAGCTTTAATTCTTTGAGGCGCTATTTCACCGTCTATGAAATCCACTGCATCTTGAATTGCTTTGGAAACAATGCTTTCAATCTGTACTTCGTCTAATGGTTCTAAGCGCATGTTGTTTCCTTTATTGTGTCGCAGCTTGCCCAGATAAATAAGCGGTCAATGCTGCCCGCATTCTTTGTTGCGCTGCCGGTGACATATTTCTGCTTTGGATAATACTTTGATAAAGATTATCTATATTTCTTTTTTGCAACTGAGAACCTACTACTCTGCCTGTTGCGCCAACGCCCGCAACCGTTCCCGCAACGCCAAGAGCGGTTAAAGGATCTCTTGTCAACATTCCAGCAACGCCAGCCGGTGCTATTGAGGCTATAGCTGAAACTGACCCCGTAGGCGCAAATTTACCGATAAATCTTGCTATATTTTCTGCTGAACCGCCCTCAACGATTTGTGCAATTTGGTCTTTTTCAGTTTGCGTCCATCCAGCTTCTTTGCCTTGAATAATACGTCTATAAAGCGGTCTAAATTCCGTTCGCACCGCATTTTCTAAATCTAAATTGTTAGAAGTCGCTCTGGATTTTGCTAAAGATAACAATTCCTCAATTTGATCTGCCTTCATTGCCCTTGAATATAAAGCATTAGCAACTTGTATCTCAGGCGCAAGTTCAGAAGTATTTGCATCAAATGTTCGCAGTACATTTCTCAAAGCATTTTTTTCTTCACCTTTGGCGTCATTCATTCTACCAGATATTGCCCTTCTTGTAGTTTGAATGCTTGCGGCGGTCATACCCTTTTCAGCAAACCCCTCAAGAATTGAAACAACCATACGCAATTTTGTATAATCTGGGGCAACCCTAACTTTATTACTTCCCCGAACAGGAGTTAAATATCCTTGTTGATCTAATAGGCTAAAAACATCGCTGTAAATTTTATCTGTTACCGCCGGTTGCGCAGACAATCCTTCAGCTTTTTGTAATTCATACAACCTTCCAGCTTGTTTTTTTAAATCAACAGCAGACAATGGGCCTTTAGGTGCTTTTGTTAAAATTTTATCTGCTGTTTGCGCAACTTTCCCGCCGCCAACAGCACCTAAAATTTCTGCGATCATTTCAGCCGTTGGATTGTCTGGGAACAATTCTTCTATACCAGCGCCAGCCGCGCCGCCGCCAAAACTTGTTGCAGCTTCAGTAGCCGCAAATGCTGTCGGAGCTTTAGCTGCTTCTGCTCGCACAGACGCCAAAGCGTTTTTTGCACCTTGATAAATAGAAGGCGCTGCCGTTAATGCCGCTTTTGGCCCAGCTAAAGCTATTGTCGCAGCAGCCGGTATAGTCTCTCCAATTGCTTCAGTGCCGCCTCTTACAATTCGTTGACTTCTTGTTTGCGGCTCCACATCTGAAATTGCCTGATCTGCGCTTAATGCTTGAAATAAATCTCGTAAACTTTCAGAACCGCCAACAGGCTTTTCACCAATTGGCACTCCAATTTTTTGCAAACCAGATGCCGCTATGTCTACTGGCGCACCAAATCCACTTGCTAAACCCTCATATATTCCAGATAAAGATTGCTCAACTATGTCAGTTTTTTCACCAGATGGAGTAGAAGTCTTTTGACGGTTGTTTAATTCACGCTCAAACATCAAAGCATTTGCAAAATCTTTTGCAGTCAGCGCTTTATTCATTGCACCTTCAATTTCTTCATTTGAAAATTTACTGAGATCCATTTTAATTCCTTGGCAAATAATCAGATGGATTTGCCTGTGAAGCAAATGGATCTGGACGGCTTAACAATTGTTGAAACGCTGCATTTTTATCAATTTCACCAGAACGATATTGCTGTACGATCTGCGCACCTAAAGCATCATATTGAGCAATACCACGCAAGGTTTCTAAAATAATTTCATTTCCTCGCGGTTGATTGATTAAACGCGGCAACGATTGTTTAAACAAATCTAAATCCGCATCTGACATAGGCCCAGAACCCGCTGGCCTCTGCTGCGGCACTAAGGAATTGATTAAGGCAGCAGCAGCTTGCAAATCATCTAAGCCTTCAGTTTCTATTCCAAAATTACCCGCTGCAAACTTTAGTGCAGCCATACTGCCCGTTTCTGTTTCACCTAAAAGTTGCTCTAACCTGTTAATATTTGACATGTTTCTTTGCGCATTTGCACCGACGCTAAATGCCTCAGACAAAGTTTTTGCATCTAACTTTGCAAACTCGTCAACGCCTTTGTCAGAAATAATTGTTGTTTGACTGCTATCAGCAAACTTTAAAGCTTCTTCTTGCGTCATTCCTAACTGATTGACCGCATATTCATAAGCTTGCACTTTGCTTGGCTTCTTAACCTTACCAGCCGCCATCATTGCCCTAGCATTTGCAGCAGCTTCAGTCTGGCGCAATCTTTCGTTAGCTTGCATTTCAGTAAGATACCCTGAGAAGCCTTGAGAAGCGTCCAGAGCGCGTGACTGCACTGCCTCTAAATACCGTTGAGCCACCTTATCACCCGCCTCTGCGCGTTTCTGTAGCTCTGCTACGGTGCGGTTGCGAGCCTGACCCTGCATTCGTTGCTGGCCTCTCGCCATCATCTCTGCGCGATAATTAGCAGATTGCGGGTTCATCGGATTAAGAACAGATGCAGCCATTCCAAGCTTATTCATAAAGTTTAAGCCGGTTTCCTCATCTGGCTTTCTCATACGGCTAAATAACCCTAAAAGCCCGCCTTGGTTTGGATCCATCGTCATCTAATAATCTCCTAAGCGAAAGCCCCAGCAGCTTGAAAATAATCAAGAAATCCGGGCCGGTAGCCTTGCTGCTGACCCTGCAAATTAGGCACACCAGAAATAGAACCTAAGAAAGTAGCTAAACCCTGCTGTGGAGCGCCAGTATATCCCGCATATTGCTGCTTCCCTGCGTTAATAAGATCCTGCATCATCTGCTGCTGCATCGCACCCTGCATCATTTGCTGGTTTTGTATGCTTTGACCATATCCAAACGATTGCTGGCCTAAACCAGCCATTTGCTGCGCAGCGCCTAGATTTTGCTGATTGGCTTGCAAACCGGCTTGCTGATTTAATTGTTGAGCAGTCATGCCTTGTTGCGCACCAAATTGAGCCGCTTGATTAGCTGCCATTTGATTTGCTGCATTTACAGATTGCTGTTGCCCCACATCAAACTGAGAAGCACCTAAAGCAGTATTAAACCCTTGTGATCTTAATCTAGCTGTTTGATCTAATGCTTGTTGCGCAAAATTCTTATTAGTTTCTGCCTCAACTAATCCATGCCTTGACCCACCAAAAGCGTTTGCAGATGTTGCTTGCGCTCCTGCCGTATTCATGGCTTGCTGGCGCGCACCCTCTACATCCCGCAAAGACGCTTGCACAACTTGATTTTCATATGGGTTTTGATAATTAGCCATTCCAGACGCAGCCGTTGCTGGCCCCCGCTGCATTGACGCACCATATCCTAAACCTTGCACTTGCTGCGGCCTGTAGCCCATTTGCGCCTGTGTTCCAGCCAATGCTGTTTTTTGTGCGTTAGCCGCTTGCGTGTATGGATCATTTGCAATTGGCGCTTGCATTACCTGACCAAACTGAGGAATTGCTTGGTTTGGTGGCCCCATCTGGCTAAACGTTGGCCCACCACGCCGATCTAAATTCATAGACGGTTGCGCCACTTGCGACATTGAAGGATTTGCTGAACCGCCCATTTTATTTACCTCCGCTTCTGCCGCCGCCTTGCATCTGTAATGCAACAGGCTGATTTGATGGTGCGCGACTTCCCATTTCCCCCGTAACAGGATCTATTGAAAAGCTATTTAAATAATCATATTGCGCTGGTCTGTTTTCTTGCAATTGCTGTTGAGCTTGCTCAAATATTGGCGCTGAAGAATAACCAGAAACACCGCCCGCAAATTGGGTTGGTTCTGGTAAATAAGATTGCTGCTGACCATCTGGCCCTGCGCCGGTAGGCATCCCAAAAGCGCTTGCCATTTGATTAGTGCCTTCAAAAGAAGCTTGCTGCATCGGACTGAAAGCTGCAACATCAGGCCCGTAGTAAGGAACATAACCCGTTGACGCGACATCTTTGCCCATCCCAATGCCTTGCTGATACGCTGTTTCTAAAAAGGCTGGCACTGTAGCCTTTGTTGTAGATGATCCACCACCACCAGACATTTTTATATCTCCTTAATAAAACTTGCATACAGCATTTTCCAATCTAACGGCGCTAAAGGTTTTTTCCACCCAATGCGCCCCGCCATGATTGCTGCCGTGCAATTTTGCTCTTTGGCCCAAGCCTTAACGTCTGTATCCATGTCTAGTATTTGATCCAATTCGCCACCAGCCAAAAAGATGTTTAAAACTCTCTTTCTAGGATATACCACAATTTCAGTAACAATACACCCCTTGGGCGCGGGCCATAGCTGCATACGCCCTTCCATGATGCCTTTTTCAATATCTTCCCATTCGTGAGTGCCGCCACAATAAGTAAGCGCATCTTCTATCCACTGCCTACAACGCTGTAGCTGATTTATTGGGGTTAGATCATTCATGGTTTCGTGTAATTGATAATGTTGTTGCAGGAGAGGAAGGAGAAAAAGAAGTAGCTGCTGTTGTGTTTAAATGACCATTAGTATCTGTCACCGCCCATTTAACTTCTAAATAATCATCCGCATTCAAATCAAAAATCGCTGTCCTTGAAACAACTAAAGTAGCATTGTTTTGATGCAACGAATTAACCATCGTTGCCCCAGCTACGTTTACACCGTTGATTGCGGGCCAAAAATAAAAAGTAACTGTACTTGACGAAGTTGAAGCTATTTCTGCGCTAAAACTAATGACATACTCACCAGCTTCATCAAAAACAATTCTTTCTGGATTACTGCCATCACGATTAATTCTGCTAAAATTAGATGGTGCATCATATGTGATAGAGTAAGCCGTATTCGCTGATGCGGCAGTAACATCGGTTGACCTAATAAATGTGGCATGACCGCCACGCATAACAATTTGCCTAAATTCATTGTTATAAGAAACAACAGGAAAACCGCTTGCATCATCCCATAAAATAACGCCGTTTTCTGAGGGATTATCGTCAGATGTTTTAAATCCTAATTTTGCTAAATTTCTTTGCAAATAAGATGTTAGCTGCCTTCCCCATTCAGCCAAATCTACACCTATCGGTGGCAGCAATGGACTAGGCATTATCTTTTCCCTGCTGGCAAAGCGTCAACTCTCATATTTCCCACACGCCAATCAGTATTTGCAACGCCCTCTACTCGCATTCTCATTTGCCGCCCAGAAAACCTCACCCCCGTAGGATTAGCCGGTGCGTAAGGCCCATGCTCTTGCTCAGAACCGTTTGGATAAAATCTTGTTTTAAACTTTACTTGAACTTGGCCTTGCGTAGCCTCATCAGGGATAAGCTGCATCACATTCATAATGTTATCGCCATTGCCTAATGAAATAGGGCCAGTTTCAGCAAAAACTGATTGGCTATCATAGGCATGTCCAACTTCATGCTCATAAAGTGTTTTATTATTACCGGCGAGCAATGCCAACTTAAACACGCCCCTGCCAACCCCAGAAGATCGCCCTAGATTACCAATAACCCAATGGTTTTCTTGATAATCAAACGCCACATATTTATCTATATCTGTGCTGCCAGCAGAGCAATAAAACCACCATATTTCTTTATATTCTGTATTTGCCCAAGCCCACACCTGACTTTGCTGGCCCCTATTAAAATCATCAAATACATAATCGTGAACATCACACGGCAATTCTCTAACACTGTTGCCATCAAAATGGTGGAAGCCTCGCTGACCCATCCAAAAAACACCGGCATCAACATCAGCAGCCGCTTTTCGTGAAATTGCACCACACGCGGTTCCCACTCTTTGATTTGAGTACACATACGGCGGCCCCAAATATCTCATGGCATGAGCGTCTACATCAGTAATAATTAAAGTTTGACCGCGTGTTCTGATCCCTTGCATAATTTGCCCAGAGGTTTGTAGCAAAATATCGCCAGCTTCATTTGTTGTGGCTGGCGTCCATACAGTGTTTGCTTCACGATCACACCACTGAACTTTTCTAGGATCATCACCCGCGCCCAAAGCGAATATAAATCGTTCTTCTGTAACGACTAAACCTAAATTTTTAGTTGGTGCGTTTGTAAGGACAGAAGCCGTAGAGGCATTGGCTGATTTATCCCAATACCAAATTCTGCCATCTGATGAAGAACATGCTATTAAATCTTCGCCCCAATTATCTATTGACCAAGTTGTAGCTTCATCAAAGTTCCCGTCATTGGGCCGCGCTGTTCCATATTCATTTTCACCATAATCACCATATCCATACCCCGTGATTACAACGCCACGTTCTAACTCAGGAACGCGCCGCGCAGATAAATTATTAAGATTGCTTGGCGTTATATTTGTAAGAGTGCCACCGCCATTCATCAACTTTAATTCATTGTAAGAACCACCAGCAATATAAGCTATTCCATCGTTTGCTTCCCACGAATGCATACCGCGCAACGTATTTGATGCGAAACTAGCTTTTCTAGTCTGCCACCCCTTTACAGGCCGCAAGCTGTTATCACGCCAGCGAACTAAACTGCCATCACGCCATCTACCAGTTTGCTCTAAATCAGTGCCATTTCGGTAAAATCCTGCGGGTATATCTAAAGGTACTAAAGTCATTTACCGATCCTGCTTACAGGGTTGCGTTAGAATTTACATTTCCTGCTACGTTTAAATTTCCGCTATTATCTAAAGTCATGTACACATTTGAACCGATTTTAAATTCCAACGTTGTCCCATTGGAAACGACTTGCCAAACCCCAATATCCAAAGTTGTGATATTTGCTAACGTAATATTCGCTGTTGTTACTTGCGTTGTTGTTACATTTATTGCTGGGATAGTAGCCGTTCCAGAAAAAACAGGATTTAACAAAGGAGCCTTTGCGTCAATTTGCGTTTGAATTGAGCTTGTGACGCCATCAACGTAATTTAACTCTGTTACGCTAACCCCAGATGAAGCTGCAATTTTGCCATTTTCATCAGATATTAAAACTTTCCCAGCAGATAAGTCACTGCTCAAAACACTTGTGGCAGCACCAGAAATTGCGGGGGGGATGCTGTTTAGCTGAGCAGCG